TATTAGAACTACGTTATATAGATCCACGAAATATTAAGAAGATTCGTGAAGTTAAAAAAGAAAAAGATAGTAAGACTGGTGTCACCATTGAAAAAATCGTCAATGAATATTACATGTACAGCCCATCCGGATTTCTTAAAAGAACGGGCTCGTTAACCGGTTCTACGATGAGCTCATATGGATCTAGTAATCCATCCGCTGCCGAAGGTGTCAAGATATCTCCTGACTCTATTTGTTTCAACACAAGTGGATGTCAGAGTATGGATAATAAGCTCATATTATCTTGGCTACAAAAAGCAATACGCCCGCTGAATCAGCTTCGATCTATGGAAGATTCGATGGTTATCTATCGTATCTCACGAGCACCTGAGCGTCGTATTTTCTATGTTGATGTAGGTGGATTGCCAAAAGCTAAAGCTGAACAATATTTGTCAGACATTATGACAAAGTTTAAGAATAAGACTGTCTATGATTCTGCAACAGGCGAAATCAAAGATGATAGAAAGTTCATGACCATGCTCGAAGATTTTTGGTTACCTCGTCGAGAAGGTGGTCGTGGTACAGAAATCACTACGCTGCCTGGCGGTCAGAATCTCGGTGATATTGAAGATGTTCAATATTTCCAAAGCAATTTGTATCGGTCGTTGAATGTACCGATTACTCGTTTGCAACCAGAAAACACTTATAGTTTAGGCCGTGCAACAGAAATTACGAGAGACGAAGTAAAGTTTGGTAAGTTTATTACTCGACTACGCCAAAAATTCTCTGAATTATTCCTTAAGTTGCTTGAGCGCCAGCTAATTCTAAAAGGTGTATGTACAGTAGAAGATTGGGATGAATGGAAATCTAAAATTAATTTCGACTTTGCTGTAGATAACTACTTCGAAGAATTAAAGATGCTAGAAATGAATCGCGATAGAGTTGGTCTATTGCGTGAAATGGAAGAGTGGGTTGGTAAATACTATTCGCATGAGTATATCAGACGCTATGTTTTGCAACAGTCTGAAGCTGAAATGAAAGATTTAGATAAGCAAATAACTGATGAAGCAAACGATCCTCGCTATAATGAAGTCGAAGAGGAACCACCTGAAGAAGCACCACCACCTGTACCACAACAATCATTTAAGTTGGTACCTGACGACTCTGCAGAAAAGGAAGGAGAGGATAAAGCTGATAAGAAAGAAGAGTATGATGCTCTTCAAATGAATTTGCTTGAATCTATGACAAGATATTTAGACGATGAATAAAATTGATCCTATTGTAACATCTTTTGCGATTGCTGCAGCCAAGAAAGAAGCTCAAAAAGTAAAAGATGCTATTAAAGAAGAAGTACAAATAATAGAAGGACCTCGAGGCGAAGTCGGTCAACAAGGTCCTATCGGTGAACAAGGTCCGAGAGGCTATATAGGTCCTATTGGAGACACAGGCGCGCAAGGACCACAAGGAGAAAAAGGACCACAAGGTGAAAAAGGACCACAAGGTGAAACTGGAGAAACAGGTTTACAAGGTGAAGCTGGCCCTCAAGGCGTTCAAGGAGAACGTGGTGAGAAAGGCGAAAAAGGCGATCAAGGTTTATCTGGACCTGCTGGTGCTGCAGGCAGGATGGGTCCCCAAGGACCTGCCGGCGAACAAGGTAAAGAAGGACCTCAAGGACTTCGAGGAGCTGATGGGCCACGTGGCGAGAAAGGGGACAAAGGAGATACAGGACCCGCAGGACCACAAGGAGAGAAAGGCGAGAAGGGCGATACTGGAGCGCAAGGTCCGCAAGGCGAGACTGGCAAAGATGGCCGAGACGCAGACTCGCAAGAAATAAAGGAGCAAATCAATACTTTATTTGAAGATGCCAAGACTTATCTCGACTCGCAACAGAAAAATTTACAAGAGCAGTTAGATGCAACGCAATTACAAGATCTCACAGAGTTTAAATCTAAGCTAACAAAAGAAGTATCAGAAACGATTGAGAAACATAAGAAGTTTATTGATTCTCAAATATCAAACAAATGGGCATCATCAGCAGGTGGTGGTTCAGTAAATATCCTACAGATGGATGACGTCAAATTTCAGAAACGTCATGAAGTCGAAGGTGATGCTATTCTTATCTTCGATTCTGTTTCAAAGAAGTTTCAATCAGAATCATTCAACGATATCATAGAAAGGTTACAGGTAGGCATGGAAAAACAATACGATAGACTCGTTGATACAGATGGCGATTATGTTTATATTGGTGAAGCAAACCCAGGCACGGCACGTGATGCAGCTGGCTGGCGTATTAAGCGTGTCTATGAGTTGCCCGGTGATGATGTAGAAATCATATGGGCAAACAATACTGCCAACACTGAACTCATCTGGGATAATCGAGCAACTTACGAGTATAACTAATGAGCAGAAATCGAACAAGAATAACAGTTGATGGCACAGTAGTTGAGATGCTCAAAGATGGCGTTACTATCGTAACTGATTATGACACCGAATTAGAAGCACTAGAAGCTGCTAAAGCTCTCATCGATACAGAAATTGCGGAGCAAAGTACTTAATGGCTATTACATATAGTACAAACGCTGCTGATAAACGAATGGTTCAGTGGTGGTCAGGCGACACTCTTACTGGTTGGGGTGGACCAAACGACGGCCTAGATTCTTTCGGTGCTGAGATTGAAGGGACATCGTGCGTTGTAATTGCTGCTCGTAAAAACGAAAATCTTTCTATTACATATACGAGTACTCTCACTAGTGTGCCGGCCGGATCACAACTTATTTTTAATACGTATACTATTATTGGTAATGTACTTACATCATTTGATATTGACGTAAATGATGGCGCAACAGGTACAGCTAATTTTGATATTCTATCAGAATTTACCGGTGCAACTCCTTCATTAAACCTAGGTTCTTTTGTTGCTATCGCAATGGATTTAGAAGCAGGCACTCTTAATGCACCTACAAATAACTTATCAGATATATCATATAATCTAAACGTTCAGAACGTAAACATTCGTTCAACTGATAATTTCTTCTTAGACGCAGCTTATGTTGGCGATGGTGTAACACTTATCGGAACAACGGTTGGGGATAAACTCTTTACTGAGGCTCAGGCGCAAGATATTTCAAACGATATTCATAACGGTGTTTTACAGGCATTTGAGGATGTAATCTTTGCTCAGCATGATATTGATATTGATACGACCACAGGCAATAGCGATAAAGAGTCTTTGACCTTTATTGAAACAAATAACGGTGCAAACACTTACGAATTAAATGGCACTGGAACTGCGGTCTTTACTGGCACTAATATTCAGACTACCGGCACTGTGACATGCACAGTCAATATGAGTAATATGACGTCGTTTAGTATGACTGCTGGTTCGATGAACAACATTACCACGATCACATTCGGATCAGGTCAAACTATTACAAGAGCCAATTTCAACGATGTTACTACATTCAACACCGGCGCTTCTACATTTACGAATAATACTCTGAATACTATCACTACTGCTAATATTTCAACAGCAGCTTCAGGTTGTACATTTAATAGTGTCACTACTCCGAATGTAACAGCTGCTTTAACAAGTTGTACATTTAATGAATCCGGCGAAGTTGATATCTCAACAGGCGGTGGTACTCTTACAAGCTGTGCATTTACAAATACGACAGCAGCGATTGCGTTGACTATTGCTGATTTAAACGATATTGATGATCTTTCATTTACAGGCGATAACACAAGTCATGCTGTCGATGTTGGTACAATATCAACAAACACGACACGAACTTGGAATCACACAGTTGTTAGCGGCTATGCAGGCACAAACGTAGCTGCGAATGCATCCAGCACTGCAGGAGATTCTGAAGTAATATTAGTAAACGTAGCGACTGTTGTAACACTTACAATTAATGTAGCTGCTGGAGCAACAGTTCCTACTTATCGAAATACTGGCCCAGGAACAGTAGTTGTACAGCAAACAGTTAATTTCGATGTAACGAATATATACGGTGGTACTGAGTTGCGTTTGTTTACAGATCCTGCACTCGCAGCTCTTGGAGGTGCAGAAGATGTGGCGAACACTTCTACATATGACTCAGGATTTAGTCAGTTATCTGGTCCTGATGCTTTAGGTAGATATAATGTAAGATATCAATATAATTATACTGCCGACACTGATATATTTGTCGTAGTACATTCACTTGATTATCAATATCTTAGATTGAGCACGACGTTGGGTTCATCTGCTAGCAGTTTACAGATAAATCAAGTCTTCGACAGACAGTATGAGAATCCATAATTTTTATAAATAAAAAGAACAATAACCCCCCTTAACAGGAGATTCAACAATGGCAGTTTTCGTAGCTACAGACATTATTACTGATCCGGATGATTTGTCCGCAACAGTAAAATTGACAACTGAGACACGAGCGGCAGCTGATGAGATTTTTATCGATACTACACCTGCAGGAACTCCTGCCGATCCTCGTACGATCGCTGTAATTATCGATGATGGTAATAATGGTATGAAAGAAGCCGGTCTGACACTTAAGTGTCTTTATTCATTCCTCAAAGAAGAATGGCGTACTAACGCCGATCTAATCAAATTCCCTTTCCCCATGACTCCAATTACGGATGAGCAGTTTGAATTTACACAGGGATGGAACTTAGAAGCCACAACAACATCTGGTACTGGTAATGACGGTTCAGGTGTAACCACTCCCTACCTCATCCGTACAGGTGGTTGGGCTGTAAATAACGCACGTGCAGGATACTCTGGTACAGTACGTGATTCAGAGCGTTGGTTTAGTGCGATTACTCTTGGTGCTCTTGATTCAAATGACCAAGTTTACTATCGTCAGATTGATGATACTACGACTGCACCTACAGATGTATTCCTCGAAGGCACTGTAAACCAAGCAGTACAATTCTATCGCAATGACAATCCAGACGCAGACGGTGATACAGATGATACGAACGAATTTGATTATACAAACTTCTTTGAAATCTTTATTCGTACATTTGGTAAAACATATACGCAGACTAACTTGGCGGATATCGGTGCGGGCGACGGTGTAACATATCAGGCTTATCGTTTCCCACTTGCAAACGCATCGGATCCAAAAGTTACACAATCCGAAGCAGCAGCATCTGGTGATTCAATCACTATTTCTAATATCGACGGCGATGCTACTACGATCACTGTTGATACTACAGCTGCACACGGTCTTGCTGTAGGCGATACAGTTGATATCTTTAGTACAACTAACTATAACGCGAATGGCTTCGTAATTGCTACAGTACCTGATGCAAATACATTTACGATCGCAAACACTGGATTCGATCAAGCTGCAGAAACATCAGGCAGTGTTGCTGGCCAGTTCTTCCGCAATATGAGCTTGTCATGGGCTAATACCACTGTCAATACACAACAAACAGGATTTAACGACACGTTTGATACTACAGGTGTTTCTGTACCAGAAGCTTACTTCACAGTAAATCTAGATGCTGACGTAGCTGGTAACTTGTCAACGAAAGCATCTGCAGAATACATTTACATGTGGACTCAGGCGCAGCTGCGAAAGACAACAGACATCAATGAAAATACAAGTGATACTGGTGTACGTCGTGGTGATATTACTCCTCTTAAAGTACGTTTCGTGGGTGATGACTTATTCACGATTGGTAAGAAAGATGTACCCGGTGCTGTTGATTACGAAGGTGTATACATTACTGACTTCGCAACAGGCGATCAGAACAGATTGCACTTCTTCGGTTATGGTTCAGAGCAAAATGCAGCTGCAACTATTTCAGCTGCAGCACGTGCCTCAAACATCGTAACAGTTGATACTTCAGGTGATCACGGATTTATTGTTGGTGATTACATTACTATTGCAAACACAGACGCAACTACTGATTCGTTTAATGGTAACTTTGAGATTGCGACAGTACCTGATGCAAATACATTCACATTTGCTCAAACTGGAGCTGATGAGTCAGCAACAGTAACTGGTTCATCAGTTGCAGAACCAGCGGAATTTGAAAACCTCACATTCCCATTCGTATCTACGTTGATTTTAAACTTCAACTCAAACCTAACAGACGACACTGATGCTATCTTCCGTGTATTCTTTACAAATGACGACGCTGGTGATAATACCGGCCGAGACTTTGGTACAAAGGATGCATTGCTAGTACAAGATAGTTCTTCTACTGATATCTCAGGTACAGTATCTGCTGCTTCGTTAGAGTTCTCATACGCTTATGATTCAAACGTTCAGCGTGGTTCTGCATCAGCTGGTGAAGATGTACCGATTACAGTAGTTGCAATTGGTCTTAATGATGCGCAGTATGTATCAGCTTCTGCGACAATTCAACGAGCTGACTTAACAGTATCTCTTGTTGCACCGCTCGAGAGAAACTACGCTAACCCAGCTTAATAAATAGTTTATGAAGGGCCCTTCGGGGCCCATATTTTGAGAGGATAATATGATTACAAGACGCAATGTAAGAAATACATGCTTTAAGATGAAAAAAGGAAACACCGTGAAGTTTCCTGAAATCGTGGAAATCTTAGAACCTATGCTTGAAGAAAGAGGCTTTACATGGTTCGGCTTTTCTACGTGGTGGGATATTGCAATTGTCAAAGGTGAAATCATAATTATACGAGCTATTCATGACTTACAACAAGCTGAAATGGTTTGTGCACAAAAACAAATGGCCGAAAAAGTCGGCGCCGATCCTGAGTTTAGTGATGAGGAACTCGGTATTGTAGATTCCATCGAATCACAATTTCTAGATGATATTATGACTTGGCAAAATTATCGAGATGAGTGGGCTTTAACACAGGATCAAGATAATAAAAGAATTTTAACTAAGCTCATAAAAAGAAAGCCGGCGCAAAAAGTAGAAATTACACAAGACGTTATCGATGAGATGATTAAGAAGCAATTAGAAGAAGCTTCAGGAGATCCGGACGTCGAAACTGCAAGACGAAATGTCACACCGGTCGAACACGTCGTAAAGATATTGGAGTAATAAATGGCACTCGGAGATAAAAGATTTACACGTATACCACCGGAAAGTACTGGCGATCGTGTATACATGATCCATACTGCCGAGATTGAGTACAAAACATTCAACTCTGTAGCTGGTGGATCGACCGATCATTCTTGGCAAATAGGTCAGATGTATATGATTGCTGGCTTCGGTGGCAATGGTATGATGCATGTTCACGGAGTTTATGATAAAGGCGATGGCACTGGCGTTCTTGCTGTTCACTATAATAAGACTGCAAAGTATGAAAATCTTGAGCCAACAGTTGACGCTAACATCTCTTACAATGGCACTGCAGTTGCTCAAGTAGCCGCATTCTACGATGTCTACATTCCCGCGCAAAACATCATGGGCTACGATAATCCAGAATTTGGAATGGATGTTGACATCACAGGTTCAGCAAACATTCGATTCGCAGAAGGTCTCCCCCAATTAGACGCATGGGGCAAATTGCGTACATCAGGCGCTACTCATATCGGTGACTATGTATTTGGTCAAAAAGAAATTCTCGACAATAACTTCTCTCCTACACAATTAAATGGTGGTTCTGTTGTTTACGATAACGATAGAAACTCTGTAACAGTTAAAGTGCCGGGAGCTACTGATCCTGAACATGTAACGAACGAAGGATTTGCCTCTTGTTCAAGTAATCTATACCACCACTATGTTGCGGGTAGTTCACACCTTTACATGGCCACCGCACGACTGAATAATACAGGCGGTGCATCGGGTTGTGTGAGAAACTGGGGTTTATTTGATGCTAACAACGGTTTCATGTTTAGGCTTGACCAAAATAACAATCTAAGTGTTGTTATTCGAAGCTCTACTTCAGGCAGTAAAGTTGATAATGTAATCGCACGATCTACTTGGAACGGCGATAAGGTTGATGGATCTGGTGATTCACAGGCAACATTAGACTTATCAAAAGATAACATCTACTGGATTGACGTTCAGTGGCATGGTGCGGGTCGAGTACGATTTGGTACCTACATCGACGGCGCTCGTGTTGTAATGCACTCATACTATCATGGTAACAACTATGAAGTTGCTATGTCGCAAACTGCTTCGTTGCCTACATGTTGGAGTGTAAAAGCAGTCACAGGCCCAACCGATGATACGTCTATTGAAACATGGTCTGCGTCTGTGTGGACTGAGACAACATTAGATCTTAATGAGAAAGGTCAGCAAGCAACCTATGCAACGCCACACACAACAGTGACATCAAATATTTCAGATGATTGGCAATACCTCTTTTCTATTTCTCCAAAAGTAGAACTTCCGAATGGAGAAGTAAACCATACATTGTATATGCCAACATCGGTTACTGCGTACGCATTTGATGCTGGATTCGACGGCGGTACTGCTAACACTTCCAAAGGTAATAGTTTAGACGCAATAATCGATCTCAAAGCAGAGATTAACTCTGTAGCCTCAGGATTTGACTTTACATCAGTCTCTGGCACTACAGTAGAAGTTGATAGTTCAGCCACATCTTACCAAAACGGAAAAATTCTTCTTGAAGAAATGTTCGCTGGGCGTTACGAAACAGATACAACCGATACGTTCAATAACTGGCAATACGGTTCTGTTAAAAACTTTGCGGATGATGGCGGTACTATTATCAATAATATTCAAACCGTATCAAACGCTTCTCCTGCTGTGATTACAGTTACATCTGGTGAAAGAGTCGAAGTGCGTGACCCGATTGCGGCAGGTGTTGCAGAATTTCCACTTAACATTGCAGAGTATGCATCAGACACAGATAAAAACCAACAGTACGAAGTCTATGATGCACCAGCGGGTTGGGAATCATTTGGTGGTGTTTACTACTATGTGAAGCCAATTGCGGCAAATCAGTTTGAAGTCTACAATGACTATGACAGAACTACCGATACATTCTCAAATCCAGTTGATACTTCAGCACTTCCAGCATGGCCGGGTGGTAGCTCATACATCAAAGGATTCAGAGGTCCACGAGTCATCTGGTCATTCTATGCTAAGACAAGAACGGCTTTACATCACAATGTCAAGTTGATGGTTACTGTAAACTGGAAAGAGATTATTCAGTAATGCCTTCTATACACCAGTTTTATGGCAATCGATGGATGTGGGAAGATTACCCTAATCAAAAGGTTGTCTTTGATGGTCCTACGAAAACTATATTCGTAAATGAAGGTGTTACAGAGTTAGATGTAAAAGAAGATATCTATTCGGCTTGGAAAGAGTGGAGTATCTATTCAACAGAACAGGGTACTGCAACAACATGGCCAAAAGCTATTACAGCGATTGGTGGTGACCCGATTACAGCTGATCAAAATGTTGGTACTACATTCTTCCTCGAGAATGGATGGAGAATACAACCGTTTGCTAGTAAAGATCCTTATGTTTTGACAGTAAACGGAAATATTTACACACGAGAAACTGGAGAGAATCCTTTCCTCTTTGCTGAAGGTGTATCGACATCTCTTGTACGATCTAACATCGTAGATTTGATTAGAGTCGAAGCGCTTGGTGTAAATATCACAAATACAGATATTGCTGCGATTGCTGACAGTGTATGGGATGAAGCTTTATCTGATCATGTCACGGCAGGTACAACCGGTAATAAACTTGGCAAGATCGCAACAAAAATTCAAGATATTGCTTTAAGATAATTTGAATATAAATAGATAGAATATGGAGAATACTATGACAGACGTAACAGATTTTATTCAAGCGGCCGTAGCCGATAAGCCAATTGCTGCACAACATGCATTTGCCGCTGCTATGGACGACAGAGTCGATACTGCACTTACTGCCAAGTATGACGAAGTACAACAACAGATCTTCAATGGAGTTGACGAAGTTGAAGTCGACGAGACAGAATATGAAGCCGTAGAAGCTGAAATGTCCGATGAAGATCATACAGATTTAGAAACAGAAATGGAAGATAACGATGTCTGATATACTAAACACAGTTCTTGAAAAATTCAAGAAGGTAGAAGGTGGAATCCTAGATCCACAACGTTCCGGTGCAGACGGTGCTGAAGATAATTTTATCGGTAAGCATATTGATAATGTGCAGGCAACCGACGGACCCGGCGTTGAAAAAGAAAAAGGCCATCCACATAATGCCGGTGAGAAAGTAAAGATGGCGGATCGCAAAAAAGATCGTAAAGGTTACGAGCCAAAAGAAGATGCTGAAGTATATGAATCATCTGATGAAGGTTATGATATCGAAGATTTCTATGTAGCCGAAGAAGACGATCTTGATGTTGAATTCGACATGGAAACACTCAAGGAAGATAGTCTCTACTTCATGAACATTTTTGAAGAAGCTGTAGCAGAATTCATCGAAGAAGAAGCCGACGAAGAAGAAAAAGAGATGTTGGAAGAGATGATGTCTACCGATGAAGGTATGATGGAACTCATTGATTCTTTGTTCGAAGAGAAAGAGTGTGGCGAGTGCGGCAAGGCAATCGAAAATTGTAAGTGCGACGACCACGATCATGAAGGCACATCTGACGACGATGTCATTGACGCTAAGCCAAGGTTGAAGAAGACTGATAAAGAAACAACAAAAGAAGGCTATGGCAAAAAGAAGTCAATGAAGGAAGGCGAAGAAGAAGATGGCGGAGCCACAGTTAACACTAAGCGCGCTGATGTAAAAATGATCAAGACTCGTACACCTGATGGCCGTGTTATCTTTAGAAAGGATAGAAAGGACATCAAGGTTAACTAATGGTTGCTCGTTATTATCCTGACGATTTCAGTATAAACATTGCTCGTGGTATTGTAAAAGGTACCACTAGCAATCATAAGTTCGGCGCTGTTCCTCAAATGAGTAACGCCGCATCTGGTACTGTATGGGATATTAACGATACTGTTTATCCATGGTCAGCGTATGACGTTGCGAATACTGCTGTCATTCCTACTGTTGCTAGCGATGATAATGGAAAGACAATTACGGTACAAGGTTTAGATCAAGATTACAATTTTGCTGAAGAAGAATTTGTTGTTTCTTCAACAGTAGCAACAACAGGTTCGGTAGAATTTAAAAGAATAAATCGAGCTTTTGTAAGTGCAGGAGCTGATAATGCAGCGAATGTAAATATAACATATAATGGAACAAACGTAGCAAGAATTGGTGCCGGCAATGGTCAAACACTTATGAGTGTTTACACTGTACCAGCCGGAACAGATGCTTTTTTATTAAAGTTTGTAGCATCTGCTAGCGCAGATGCTTCTTTGTTTTTTAGACGTAGAGATTTTAATCAAGAAGCATTTAGAATCGCTCATACTGGTGAGCTTGTAAACTTTTACGAATACGAATTTGAAGTACCATTAAAATTTACAGAAAAAACAGATTTAGATGTACGTGCCACAACAGGAACAAATAATGCTAGAATTACCTGCTGCTTTGACATCGTACTTATTCAACAAGGACTAGGATCATGATCGTAAAAATGAAATCAGCTGAAGTAAATCTCGGCGCAGCGACAACGGTATCAAATGCTAATGTTGTACGAGTGTATAATTCGAATTCATCTACCGATTTTGAAATCACAAATAGCAATGGTAATTCTATGACATTACCAGCTGGTGCTATCTCATTCATCGATAAGCTACCTACTGAAACACTAACAGCCGGAAATACTGACGTTCTTGCCGTTTCTGTAGCATACAATATAGCGTAAGGAAATAGCAATGAAACTCATCACAGAAGTAACCGAATCAGTCAAAGTTATTACTGAAGAGAAAGACGGTAAAAAGAACCTTTATATCGAAGGTATTTTTCTTCAAGGTAACATCGTAAATCGCAACGGTCGTCGATACACTACAGAAATTCTTGCAAAAGAAGTAGGCAGATATATGGCAGAGACCGTACAAAAAGGTCGCGCCTATGGCGAGCTAGGTCATCCTGATGGTCCAAGCATCAATCTCGACCGTGTATCACACATTATTACCGATCTCCGCCAAGAAGGCGACAACTTTATCGGTAAAGCAAAAATTTCTTCTACACCTATGGGTAAAATTGCAGAGGGATTGCTCTCAGATGGAGCTCAACTTGGTGTATCATCTCGCGGCATGGGTTCTATCAAAGAAGGTAAAGATGGTGTTGCTGAAGTTCAAGAGGATTTTTATCTTGCAACTGCAGCTGACATTGTCGCCGATCCTTCTGCTCCTGACGCTTTCGTAAATGGCATTATGGAAGGCGTCGAATGGGTGTGGAATCAAGATAAGTTAGTCGCTATGCAAGTAGAAGAAATGCAGCGTGAAGCTGAAAATGCTGTACGCAATAGGAAATTGAATGAACGAAAAAAATTGGCTATGTTTGAGCGATTTATCAACGAGATTTCAAAAGTTTAATTCATATAAATAGTATTTACTAGAAAAAAATACCTAGGGAGATATATCTAATGTCTGAAGAAATGAACTACGAGGTAGAAGAGACAGTAGATGTTGAACAAGAGGAATCTCTTGAAGAAGCATCAGCTGCTCAAGCTTCGCTTAAGCCTTCAGCGACCAAAACACAGATGCTTGGCGATCTGATGTCTAAAGTTGCTGGCATGACAAAGCAGGACTTATCTGCTTTTCTAGACAAAACTCTCGCCCAAGTTGGTAAGGAAGCTGATTCAGTTCCTGACACTTCTGGCAAGAATGCGTCTTCAGTATCAAACAGCGGCGCTGGTGTACCTTCACCACGTGTAGCTGTTCCTGCTAAAGCTATGAAAGAAGATTTGGAAGATTTATTCGGAGATCAAGAAGATCTATCCGAAGATTTCCGTGTACGTGCAACTACAATCTTCGAAGCTGCAGTAAACAATCGTGTACAACTAGAAATGGTTCGTATGGAAGAAGAAGCCGAAGCTGCAATTGAAGCTGGCATTTCTGAGTCTGTATCAGAGCTACACGAGCAAGTAGAAAAGTACATGGATTATGTTGTTGAGAAGTGGATGGAAGAAAATGCCGTTGCTCTCGAAAACAACTTCCGTGTTCAGGCCACCGAGTCTTTCATCGATGGTCTTAAGAATCTTTTTGCCGAGAGCTACGTTGAAGTTCCCGAAGAAAAGATCGATCTCGTTGACGAGCTGCAAAGCTATGTCGCCGAGCTCGAAGAATCCTTAGAAGTAATTGAAGCAGAAAATGTCGAATTGACTAAGGTGATCAGCGAAGCAACAGTTGAAGCTGCTTTTGAAGACGTGTCCGAAGGTTTAGTTGATACGCAAGTTGAAAAACTTCGTACACTAGCTGAAGGCGTTGAATACGCTAATGCTGATGAGTATGCAGAAAAACTCAAGATCATTAAGGAACAGTATTTCACTGAGTCTAAGAAAGAAAACGAAGGATCTACTGGGCTAATTAATGAAGAAGTTTCTGTAGGTTCTAATGATGAGATTTCAGAAAATGAGCAACGTGTCCACCCAGACATGGCGCCATATTTTGATGCATTGTCTCGAACCGCTAGAAAATAACTTTTTTATAAATAGTTAACAGTAAATCTAAAAATCCCAATAGGAGTTAAGCCACATGAATTTAAATGAACAAATTCAATCTAAGTGGGCACCAGTGATCTCGCATCCTGATCTTCCCGAGATCTCTGACCCCCATCGCCGTGCTGTAACAGCAATGGTTCTCGAAAACACAGAGAAAGCTCTGCGTGAGAATGCTGCTGTCGGCGCTTCACAGCAACTTATGGAAGCACCAACCATGACCACCGACGGTGGAATGGGTTCTGCTGCCACTGGTAACATCAAAGGTTTTGATCCTATCCTGATCAGCCTTGTACGTCGTACTCTGCCTAACTTGATGGCATACGACGTCTGTGGTGTACAGCCAATGACTGGTCCAACTGGCCTCATCTTTGCAATGCGTTCACAGTACGCTGTTGATCCTGCAAACAACGATACATGGTCAGAGGCTATGTACGACGAAGCCGACACTGACTTCTCTGGTAACACTACACCTGCTCACGCTGGTAACTCTCAAACTGGTGCACACGGTATCGGTATGGAGACTAGCACTGCTGAAGGTCTTGGTGATGGTACCAACCCTGACTTCGGTGAGATGGCGTTTAGCATCGACAAGGTAACTGTAACAGCTCGCAGCCGTGCGCTGAAGGCAGATTACAGCTTAGAGCTCGCACAAGACTTGAAAGCAGTACACGGTCTTGACGCTGAAGCTGAGCTTAGCAACATCCTTGCTGCTGAGATCCTGGCTGAAATCAACCGCGAAGTTATTCGTACAGTAAACAAGTCAGCTGTTGCTGGTTCACAAGGTTCTGTTACAACTAACGGTACTTTTGACCTTGACGTTGACGCTTCTGGCCGTTGGTCAGTTGAAAAGTTCAAGGGCCTTATGTTCCACATCGAGCGCGAAGCAAACCGCGTCGCTAAAGACACTCGTCGTGGTAAGGCTAACATCATCATCTGTTCTTCTGACGTAGCTTCAGCTCTTCAGATGGCTGGTGTCCTTGACTACACTCCTGCTCTTAACAGCAACAACCTCGCAATCGACGATACTGGTAACACATTCGCTGGTGTATTGAATGGCCGTTTCCGCGTATACATCGATCCATATGCAACTACTAACTACATGAACATCGGCTATAAGGGTTCAGGCGCATTTGACGCTGGTATCTTCTACTGCCCCTATGTTCCACTGCAGATGGTACGTGCGGTTGACCAAGACACTTTCCAGCCTAAGATTGGATTCAAGACTCGCTACGGCATGGTCGCTAATCCTTTCGCTCCATCAGTACAGGGTACTCCTGCAGTTGGAGATGGTTCATTGTCTGCTGGTACTAACGGATACTACCGTATCTCTACAGTCCAGAACTTGCTATAACAATAATAATAGCAATCGACCTCGCATTGGTCTGAAATGCGAATTTATAGGGGATCTTCGGATCCCCTTTTTTTGTCTGTGTACCTTGCATAAATAGTACTGTATAATCTATTCATGGATATGATATGACTACATTCAATAAAAACATGTTATCTCCTCTTGGCTTTACATTCGAAGTCAAGAAGCTGCCTGGTTTCAATCACTTCGTACAAGCTGTTTCAATACCGGGCGTAACATTAGGTCAATCTGAAATACCAACACCGCTCAAAGCAATGCCTATCTATGGCGATCACTTGACATATAGCGAATTGGTTGTAGACTTTAAGGTCAATGAGGATCTGAGTAACTATATTGAAATCTTCAACTGGATCAAAGGTCTTGGTTTTCCAGATGACTTTCAACAATTCAAAGAGCTCGATCAAAAAGAATCTGACTGCAATCTCATGATCATGTCGAGCAATATGAATCCCCTTGTAAGAGTCGACTTTCTCGATGCATTCCCTGTTTCTCTGACTGATATTCGAATGGATTCAAAGGATACCGCAGTGGAATACATCGAAGCTACGGCTACATTTAAGTTCCTCAATTATACGTTTACAAGTCTATAAAAGTATGGTAGAATAGCCTTTTATTGTACGTAAACACATTATGACATTAGATGAAATTTTCGAAGAATGGTCAAGTGATACACAAATAGATCATACAGAGTTAGGTAATGCGGCATTAGAGCTAGCCAAATTACATCATAAGTATTATCGAATGTTATCACGTGAAAGACTTCATGGCAAAAAACTCGAAGCCGATATCAAGCAACTAAAACTTGAGAAAACGGAGTTTTACCAAGATGGACCTACTGAAGAGCATATTGAAAAAGGCTGGAAGCTTCCTGCTAAAGGACGAATACTACGTTCCGATGTTGGAAATTATGTTGATAGTGACAGCGATATTATTGCTGCTAACTTAAAGCTAGCCTATCAAAATGAGAAGGTGAATTTATTGCAAGACATTATTAAGACGATTTCTAATCGTGGATTTCATATTAAGTCT